GCAGCGGTGGTCGGCGACCGACCCCAACGGCACGGTCCACTGCTACCCCGACGCCACGCCGCCCAACCAGCGGCCGCAGGGACGGCCGCAGAGTCACCTGCAAGTGGCCGTGACCATGCCCGGCGACCCGACGGCCGTCTATGCCCTCGGCCTGAACGGCCCCAGCAAGACTAAGCCGTTCCTCAATGAGAACGACGGGGCGGAGAACGCCATGCCGCTCGGTGTGTGGCCTCGCCTGCGCCGCTATGCGGCGGCCGCCAGTGAGCAGCAGGGCCAGCGCATCCCGGCGCTGTGCACGTGGTGGATCGACCTCGTGCCTCACCGGGCCGCGGCCGGATCGCCCCGCGCCGGGGAGTTCATCTACGTCACCGAGGGCACCACGAAGGTCGCCCACATGCTGCCCTACGTGGCCGACCTGCGCACCGACCGCGACAAGGGCGGCGATGCCAACGACGGCACGGTCCACCACCCGCGCACGCGCTTTGTCGGCCGTGACTTGTTCACCGAGTATCAGCGCATCTACAAGGCGACGATCCGCGACTGGGCGGCCGAGTGGGATACGGCGTACACGGCCGAGCCGGAGGAAGACGGCGGCCCCTACCCGCCCGCCCCGGCCGCGTCCGGTCCCAGCCCTGCCGGACGACGGCCGTCGCCGCCGGAGCCGCCCGACGACTGGCTGTAGGCAGTAAACCCGGCCGCCCGGCCCCCGCCAAACAGCAACATTTTGTAGACCAATTTATGAGATGTTGCTGTTTTTGTGTCGTTATGTGGTATGATATGTGCATACTAAACGAACGGGCACGGACCCGAAATTCAGACGGAGGTTAACTCTCATGGCAACCAGATCATACGTCATCTTCCACAATGCGGCCGAAGGGTTCTACACCGGCGCGTACATCCACTGGAGCGGCGCGCCGTTGCCGGGGGACTGGGTGGGCGGCATCCTGCAGGACCACTATCAGGACCCGGCCAAAATTCGCAAGGCCATCGCCCTGGGGTCATGCAGCATCCTGGCGGCCGATCCCGGCGACGAGGCCCACCCCTTCGAGGCGGCCAACGACTACGCGGATCGTGGGGTCAGCACGTACTACCGCCGCGACCGGGGGGATGCGTGGGACCACACGGCCCCGCAGTGGTCGGGCGACTTGTACCCGATGCTGAACACGGCCTTGGAGGGGATGGGCTGCGAGTACGTCTACCTGTGGACGGACCGGGGCGATGGCCCGCAGTGGTACTGGGCGGCGCTGTGCTGGGGCGACGTGTACGATGCGGAGTCGGTGCTGGACTGGGAGCCGCTCGGTCCGCACCTGGCGGCCGTCATTGCCGAAGAGGCGGCGCGGGACCAGATGTAACCCCCACCGCCCCCGGCGGCCGCCTGGAGAACGGCCGCCGGGGGCGCACCCCGTCAATTTGTTGAATCATTGGATCAATGCTATAATTGATCCCGTCGCAAGGTTCCGAACGGTTGCAGAGTCGGCCGGTCGGTTCCCCAGACGGTAACTGAATCATTTCGCCGGGCCATCATACCCGGCCGACGCCAGGACCACAGAAACACGGCACACCCTCAAGGTGTGCCGTGTTTTTTGTTTCCGGGTGAGCGAAGGGAACAGGGGGAAGTGAATGAGTAGCAAGCAGAAGTTTCGCGAAGTCGTCGATGACGGCGTTTCGCTGCTTGAACAGACGGCCGATCGGCCGGGCCGACGCATTCGGGCTATCGGCGCGGTCGCGGACGTCGTCAACCGTAACGGGCGGCGCTATTCCTCAAGTGTACTCCGGGAGGCGGTCGAGCGGGCGCAAGCCAAGCTGAGCCGCTCCCTCGGTCACGGGAATGCACTCCTCGGTGAGGCCGACCATCCGCAAGACAACCGGCCGCGTGTACTGCTGACTGTGGTGAAGTGGGAGGACATTCAGTTCAACGAGACGACCCGTCAAGTTGAACTGGAGGGCCGTCTCATCGAGTCCAGCGCAGGCCGCGATCTCTTGGCTTTGATGGATGCGGAGCTTTACCCCGGCGTGTCGCTGCGCGGCTACGGGACCAGTGACTGGGTAGACGGGGACGACGGCGCGCTCGTCGAGGAAGTGACTTGGCTGGAGTTGACCGGGTTTGACCTGGTCTTCGAGCAGAGTTTCCCCGAGGCGGCCGTGACGGTCCTGGAGCAGTCCGAAGAGAAAAACCAAGACGAGATCGAGGAAGGGGAGTCCAACATGGAAAAGAATGTGCAAGACCCGGTGGCCGAGCAGGCCGCCGCAGTTCCGGTCGTTCAGGATACGGAACTGGCTCGGAAGATGACCGAGACGATGGAAAAGGCCCAGGCGGCCGAGAAGGCCCAGGCTGACGCTGAGAAGGCGCTGGCTGAGGCGAAGGCCCGCGAGGCCAAGCTGGCCGAGGAGAAGGCGGCGCTGGAAGCGGTGCGCGCTGAACTGGAGAAGGCGCAGCGCGAGCGCGAGATCGCCGAGGCGATCACCGAGGCCACGGCCAAGCTGCCGTATAGCCAGGCCATTAACGGCCGACTGACCGAAGCGGTGAAGGCCGCGCAGCCGCAGACGGCCGAGGCCGTGGCGGCCCTGGTCGAGGCCAAGCGCGCCGAGTACGACGCTATCGTCGCCGCGGCCCGCGTGACGGCGCAGGGCGGCATCGCCGTTCTGGGTCCGGTGTTTGAGCGCGAGACGGGTCAGCCGGAGTTCGCTGTGCCCGCCTACCAGCTGCAGGAGCAGATGGTCGCCCGCGGCCGTGCTGCCAAGCGCAACCTGGCGCAGGATGCGACGCGCGGCGGCCTGATGGCCCGCCAGATGCTGGAGTCGTTCGACAAGGCGTACCGCACGCAGTTGATCCAGGAGTCCAATGACCTGCGCCAGTGGCAGGAAGCGGAGTCCACGACCGATCTGAACCTGCCCTACTCGGTGATGCGGACCATCATCCCCGAGGTGTACGCCGAACTGGTGGCCGCCAACGTCTTCGACGTGGCCACCATCGAGAACAGCCCGGCGCGGCTGTACTTCGAGAACTACGCCGCCGAGTCCGGCGCGGCCCCGGCCATCGTGGACGAGGTTGTGACGGCCGCTTTGGGTGGCTGGGTTGCCCTGGCCAACAAGCGCATTCGCCCCGGCACGGTGGTCCTGACCAACTCCGGCGCGACGGTGACCTACGTCGAGAACACCGACTACGTGGTGGACTACGCCAACGGCCGTCTGTACGCGCTGACCGGCGGGGCCATCACCAACTCGCAGTCGCTGAAGATCGACTACACCTACGAGAAGGTGCGCGGCGGCGAGGGCGCGGGCATCCAGCGCGGCAAGGGCCAACTGTCCTTCCAGACCATCGAGACGGCCGCCGACCGGCTGGCCGCTCTGGTCAACGACGAGGCGATGACCTTCGCCCGAACGCAGCTGGGCTGGGACGCGATGACGCGGACCATGGCGATGCTGACCCGCGAAATTCGCGAGTACATCGACCAGGGCATGATCCGTCTGGCCGTGGCCAACGCCATTGTCTCCGGCAACTCCGGCGGCACGTGGACGGCCTCGGGCGCGGACTACGGCGATCTGGTCGAGAAGCTGGGCACGGCCAAGGTGGCGGTCGAGAACGACTTCTACATGCCCGCCTACTTCCTGATGAGCAAGACCAACGCCGACCGCCTGTCCAACTGGACCGGCCTGACCCGCGACGGTTTCCCCGACGCGGTGCTGGGCGCGGCCGGTTTCGCCAACATGCAGATCAAGGGCCTGCCGGTGTTCTCCAGCGTCCACATGCCGGACAGCGTGATCGTTGTCGGCCACCCGGAACTGGTGCAGCACCGCGTGCTGGCCTCCAAGCCGCTGCATCTGGAAGGTCCGTTCCAGGGCTATTCCAGCGGCAACGTGACCGCGGCCAAGGAATGGTACGCGGAAGAGTACAACGCCACCGTGAGCCTGATCCCCAACAAGGGCGGGTTCGTCAAGGTCGCGTAGTCTCGCCTCTGACATCTGATCGCCCGGCGGCCGGTTGCACACCGATCGGCCGCCGGGTTTGGAGAGTCCAACCACCATGCAATATGTGACCGTAACCAACCCGACCGATGGCCTGCTGATGCTGGCCGGGGCGTATCTGTTCCCCGGCGAGTCGCGGGCGGTGCATCCGGCGCTGGCCGCGCAGGCCCTCGCCGACAGCCCCGCCCTGGTCATCGTGGACGCGGAACCATCTCTGGCTGGGGAGCCGGAAGACACTGACGGCGACAAGACGGCCGATGACAAGACGACCGACGACGAGACGGCCGACGACGAGACGGCCGACGACGAGACGGCCGACGACGAGACGGCCGACGAGAACGCGCCGGAGTTGACGGCGCTGGCGTCGCTGTCGAAGGCGGAGCTGGTCGTGCTGGCCGAGGAAAAGGGTCTCGAGGTCGGCCGGGCCACGAAGTCGGAGATCATCGAACTGATCGAAGCGGCCGAGTAAGCAGGTCTCTCTATGACGACCCTGACGGCATTGACAGCGCAGTTGGCGGCGAGTGTCCCGGCGAAGGGCGGGGTGCCGACGACGGCGCAATACGAGCAGGCGATCAAGGATGCGGCGGCCGATCTGGGCCGCCGCTGTCCGCGTCGGCTGGTCGGCGTGCTGTCCGTTGTGCCCGGCACGGCGACGTATGCCCTACCGGCCGGGTTCCGCAAGATGATCCGGCTCGACCGCCTGACGGGCGGCACGGTCCGGCGCGACGCCTCCGGGATGCTGGTGCCGTTCTCGATGTCCTTCACCGAGGATACGGTGATCGACAACGGGCAGATCACGTTCTTCCCGACGCCGCAATACACGCTGGATCGCCAGTTCATCTACATGGCCGGGTTCCCGTATGACGGCGGCAGCGACGCCTTTCTCGGCCTGCCCGACGACTACGAGGGCGCGCTGATGCTCAAGGCGCAGGCGGTGCTGCTGCGGCAGATGGGCAACGGCTCGGCCGGTGGCTTCGCCTACCAGATCGGCGACGTGCGGGTGGACAAGAAGGACGCGGGGTCGTCCTACAGCACCCAGGCGGCGACGGCCGAGGATGCGTACCTGGCGGCCGTGGCGGCCATCAACGGCAAGGTCGGCGTGCGCGGCGACTACCGGCCCGAGGAGTACCTATGACGCTGACGGCGCAGGACCTGGCGACCATTGCCGACGATGTGGCCGCCATCGTCGATGAGTACGGCTTCATGGCCGTCTCGCGGCGCGGCGGGGTGACGATGCCCGCCCAGAAGGTGCGCGTGGCACTCTCCGGCCCCGGCGGCCGCAAGGAGGGCGCGTACACCCAGCAGGCGATGGCCCAGGCGACCATTGTCGGCGCGGCCGGTCTGGACATTCAGGTGGACGACGTCTGGCTGATCAACGACGCGCGCTATCGGGTGGTATTGGTCCACCCGGATCGGCGCGCCTTCGTCCAGGCGCAGGCGGAGCTGGAGCAGTAGCAATGGCGAGCATGCTGGATCGCATTCGCAAGGTGCTGGTCAGTGGCGAGTCGGTCCCGCCCAACACCAGCCGGGAGATCAGCCCGCCCCACCGGCCGTCGTCGCTCTACGAGCAGTTCGCGGCGGCGCAGGGCCGCACGGCCGTGATCCGCGAGTGCCGCGAGATGTACCAGACCGACCCGCGCGCCAAGGCGGCGCTGACGGCCCTGGCGCGGGATGTGGTCAATAGCGGCTTCGGCATCACCGTGACCGAAGGCCCGCGCGCCGAAGAGGCGCAGCAGATAGCCATCGACACGATCCGTCGCCTGCGACTGGAGCGGGAGCTGGCCCGGTGGATACGGATGACGGCCAAGGAGGGCGATACGTATCTGGAGTTGGGCATCAGCCGCGACGCGGAGATCGTCGAGATCACGCGCAAGCCGACGCTGCAGATGGTCCGTCTTAGTGATGAGTTCGACCGCTTCCCTGACCCGCTGCAGGCGTTCGCCTGGGGCGACACGATGACTATCGCCGTCGGCCGTGTGCCCGACGATGCCGTTGTGTTCCCGCAGTTTCTCATCGTCCACGCCCGCTGGGACCATGACACCAACAGCCGCTACGGGTCGCCGGAATTCGAGTCAGCGCTGGGCGCGTGGAAGCGGGTGCGCGAGGGCGAGCGGGACGTGGCCGTGCGCCGCAAGACGCGGGCCGGGGTGCGTTACCAGCACTCGCTCATCGGCGCGTCACTTGAAGAGGTGGAAGCCTACAAGGAAGCGAACCGCGACGTGCTGGACGCGCCGTTCGCGGCCGTGGCCGACTATTTCAACAATTTCGACGGCGGCATTAAGGTCATCGAGGGTGACGCCCGGCTGGGGGAGATGGGCGACATCGAGCACCATTTGCAGACGTGGTCGGCCGCGTCGTCGGTGCCGCTGGAGCTGCTGGCCTACGGCGCGAGTTTGAACCGCGACGTGCTCGGCGACAAGCGCGAGCAGTACGCCGAAACCCTGGCGCAAATACGCGAGTGGGCAGCCGATGAACTCATTCTGCCGATCATCGAGCGGCAATGGCTGCTGGCGGGCATTCTGCCGGAGAGCTACACGTACAGCGTCAACTGGCCGCAGAAGGACACCATGACGCCGGAACAGTGGAAGGCGCTGGCCGAGGCGACGCAGGCGATGCTGTTCTCCGGTTGGTCATGGGAGGCCATCTGGGCCGCCGTCTCGCGGTATCTGCCGCCGACGATGACCCTGGAGGCCCTGCGCGGCGAGTTGCCGGCCACCCCCGCCCCTGATGCCGACCCGGCCGATGATGACGCGGCCGACATAGAAGCGACGGCCGAGGCGATGCGGCTGGCTCACCGGGACACGACCGATGCGGTCAACGCGCTTGTGACGCGGCTGGGGGAGGCGTTCGGTGTTTAACACGGCCGTCAGCCCCATCTCTGCCCACGGCGGCCCGGCCACGCGCCGGGCGCTGGCGCTGTATCTCGAGGATGCGGCCGCTGTGGAGCGTCGTCTGGCGGTGGACGCGGTGTTGCCGCGCTTCGAGAAGCAGGTTGCCCGATGGTTCATGGCCCAGGGCCGGACCGTCGTCAAGGCGCTGTCTACGATGGCCGACCGCTTTGACCGCAACGCGGCCGAGGTGGCCGCCATGCGCGGTGTCCTCGACGAGCAGGCCGGGTCAGACGTTCGGCCGCTACGGGAGGACCTGAGTCCGGCCGAGTGGGAGTTCCTGCTGGCGCAAGCGATGTTCGAGGACTATCCCGACTGGCTGGCCTGGCCGGACAACACGCAGCCCCCGCCCGGCAGCCCATCGGCGCTGAGCGCCATTCTGGTGGGCTTCATGGCCGCCGCGTTTTTGTCGGGGGCGGAGTCGGTAGTCATCGGCTCGCCGATAGCGCAGATCGACACGCGGTTTGGCTTCGGCTCGGACGACGCGCAGGCGTACGCCCGCAACCGGGCGGCCGCGCGGGTGACGGGCATTAACGAGACGACGCGGGCTGAGCTGAACCGGATGATCGCCACGGCCGTTCGCGAGGGCGCGGACTGGAAGAAGCTGGGCAAGCAGATCGAGGGTAAGTTCGCCGACTTCGCCGGGCCGCCGCTGTTCCCGTCCAAAAAGTTCCGCAGCCGCGCCCAGGCCGTCGCCGCCTACGAGATCGGCGACGCCTACGAGGGTGGCCAGTGGGCGCGCATTGAACGGCAGCGCGCCCTGGGCGATGCGTTCGAGAAGAAGTGGCTTAATGCCGGGGACGGCAAGGTTCGCCCGGCGCATGTGGTCAACGGCCGGGCCGACTGGGTGCCGATGGACAACGCCTTTCCGGGCGACGGGGCCATGCGGCCGCCGACGGACCCCGGATGCCGCTGTACGCTGATCTGGCGACGGGTGGTCGCCGGGGCGGGGTAACGATGTCGGTGACGATCATGATCGACGACCAGTACGCAACTGTTCACCGCCTGGAGTGGTCCGGCCCGCCGATACTGCGGGCGCTGTTGCAGGCTACGACGGCCGACGCCGGATGCTTTGAGGGCCGCAGCGACGCCGACCGCGCCGCGGCCGATGATGCGGTGCTGTACTTCCAGACGATGGGCTTTGAGGCGTCGGTCGTCACCGAGGAGGACATCCCGTGGCTAAATTAGGCAACGGTGGCGTAACCATCGAGTGGACGAAGACGCCGGAGATGGCGGCCGCGAAGGCGCGGCGCATCGGCGAGGCGATGAAGACCGGGGCCTACCGGGCGATGGTTGACATGGCGCGCGAGTCGGAAGCGTGGATGAAGGAGAACCGCTCCTGGAACGACATCACCGGCGATGCGCGCAAGGGTCTTATTGCCGCCGCGGACCGGATCGGGGACACGACGACGCTTCTGGTCATGGGGCACCAGGTGAGTTACGGCATCTATCTGGAGAAGGCCCACGGCGGCCGGTATGCCGTCATCGTTCCGGCCGTTTACTGGACCATCCCGCGCTTGCAGGACAAGTTGGCGGGTGAGTTGCGGAGGGCGCTGGGTGGCATCTAACGCTGACCGGATCGCCGATGTGCTGCGGGCCGATGTGGACCTGACGGCGCTGCTGGACGGCGGGATACACCGCAAGTCGGAGATCACGCGCCAGAACGCGGCCGACGCCTTTGATGACTTCGGTCAGATCAAGGGGACGGCGCTGGTGAAGTCGGATGGGGAGTTCCCCGCTGGACCCGGCGGCCGGGCGGCCGTGGAGGGGGTCTCGGTCTATTTGTACCACCGGGACAACCTCGACCTGCTGGGAACGGCGCTGGAGCGGGTGCTCGCGCTGGTGGACCGGACGCAGATCGTCGGGGCCTTCTTCGAGGCCCGCACGTCGTATGTGTCCGGCGAGTTGGAAGACCAGGCGCTGGGCTGCCCGATGCGCCAGGTGCGGTTTGACGTCACGAAGTCAAGGTGGCGCTAATTTTTGCCCGGCGCGGTTGCAGACGGTTGCGGCGGGTGAGTAGAGCGAACGGGAGAACGATATGGCAAGGACAGCGGTAACAGTGGAATTGATGCCCACGGCCGGGGGCGCGGCGACGTATACGGCCGCCAACGCTGACGGTCACAAGGCGGTCTGGTCGAAGGACCTATTTTTGCACGTGAAGGCACCGCAGAACCGGGCGATCACCATCTTGACGCCGGGGATGGTCGATGGGTTGGCTATCGCCGACCGCGTCGCCACGCCGGTCCCGGTCGGGGGTGAGTTGTTCATCCCGCTGGGGCGGTCGGCGTATGTCCAGGCAGACGGCTACGTCTACTGGGACTACGACGCGGTGACCTCGACGACGGTGGCTGTGCAGCGGCTGGGAGTCGGCTAATGGCTGGCAAGAAGCAAGACAAAGACACGGTGTTGGTGCGCGCGGCCGTGGGGCCGTGGGTCCGCATGGTCGGCGAGTACGAGTTTTCGGAGGCGACGGGCTGGGTGCAGGCGGTTGACCTGGAGACAGCGGCCAACCTGCTGACCTACCCGACGCCGAACTACTTTCTGGCGGAGCGGCCGTCGGCAGCCATCCGGCAGCGGATCGCCGACATCCTGGGCATCGGGGTGGACAACATTGTCTGGCCCGCCGGGGGCGGTGAGGCCGAGACGAAGGCGGAGCCGCTTCTGCGAGACATCGTCGGTGAGCGTGAGGCCGAGTTCGCGGCGCTGGGAGTGACGTCGGTTCCCGCGCTGGCGGCGTTGGACGAGGAAGGGATCGAGCGGTTGGCGACCGGCAGCGGGGCCAGCCGGGAAGAGGTCAAGGGCTGGGTCGCGGAGGCGGCCGGTCAATTATAGACAGTCGCCACAGAGCGATGGGGAAAAGGGAGTTGAATCATGGCAAATGCAGCGTACGGTAGTTTTGTGTTCGGTCTGCGTGACCTCAAGGTCACCAACCTGGCCGGGACCTTGCAGGAGGACCTGCTGGGCGGTCAGGAGTTGAGCTTCAAGCCGGAGTTCCGCGGCGGGGAGCAGTATGGCGATGACCGTCTGTTGTCGGTCATCTCGTTCATCGTTGGCGGCACGGCCGATGTCACGGCCGGAGCGCTGTCCAGCGCGGCCATGGCGATCATGTTCGGCCGGACGTTGACCGTGGGCGGAACGTCGCCGAACGAGACCACGACGATGAAGCTGAGCGCGGGCGACAACATGCCCTACTTCAAGTTGTACGGCCAAAGCGTCAGCGAGAACGGGGAC